ATCCGCGCTGTTGGCTCCCGTGGTTGCGGTAAAGGTTTGATGTTCTACGGAACGCCAGGTCACGGCAAAACTACTTTGTCTCTTGCAATCATTCAAGAGATGATGCGCGACTTCCCACTTGCAGCGTTCAATGTTCCAGACGGTAAGCCTTTGATTCGTCCATGCTACTTTGCAACCTTCAACGATGTTCTTGACTTAAAGGGCGCGCTGATGGACGGACCTACGGATGACCAAGAGGTTATCTATCAAGGCATGCTTGGTGAATGCAGAAACGACGCATACAACATCCGTGTGCTCATTATAGATGACGTGGGTAGGGAGCATGCTGGCTTAACTGGTTGGCAAAAGAACATGCTTCATCATGTGTTGAGGACACGTTTCAACAACGGATTGCCTACCATTGTTACTACTAACATCAAGTTAGAGGACTGGGCTGGCCTTTACGGCGATGCTACAGAGAGCTTTGCAAACGAAGCCTTTGGGTATCTACCAATCAGCGCAAAAGGCGGGGACCTTAGAAAGTGAAAGGGAACGACATGAGCGTGTCACATCGGTTAGTACAAGTGTTCTTAAGCCCTGCTCAAACACCAGGGCCTGGAATCTTTGAGGTATCTACGGATGTAGACTCTGGCAACTTAAGTTGCACCTGTCCAGGGTTTAAGGGTCGAAGCATCTGTAAGCACACAAAGTTTGTACAGGCGCGTCTAGATAGCAACGGCGGTACTTACCCACTAGAGATATCCAGTAGGGCTACCAAAGAAGATGCAGCCAAAGCAAAGCAGTCCAATGAACAGTTCAGAGAGTTTGTTATCCGCTTCGGAAGGATAGAGGTTTACTAAATGCGCTACGGGGACATCAGTAACGAGCTCCCCAGAAGAATAATCGTAGTAATAGACGTATTCTTAGATGTTGAGCTTAAGGTTAAGAAGAAGCTTAAATTTATACCTGTTGTTGAGAAGCAAGAACGACTAAGGCGTGACATCCTTAGTTACCTTTATCTGCTTACTAACAGGCGAGAGGTCACTCTTGAGTTAGTGTCATTCAGCATGGCTGAAGAGGACTTGTCAAACATTATGGACACACTTGACAACATGGGAACTAACCCGTTTAGATACTTTACTGTGTACGATTCGGCAAACGACTTGGTAAAAGAGTTACCGTACCGTCCAGAAGTCTTTGGCGTTTTAGATAGACCCGAGAACTTATTACGATACGGACACTGGGGATTGGACTTCAATAGCTTATGAACAACGACGCGCGGTTAATAAGTAAAATCATTACCGATAGAAACATCGGTATCGCGTTAGAGCACAACGTTAGTGACAGTTGGTTTGCCGACGTATCAGATAAGAAGATATTTAGGTTCTTAGCTGACCACTACTCTAACTACCAAGAGTGCCCAAGCCTTGAGGTTATCAACAGCAACTTCCCTACCTACCAAGTCCTTCCTGTTACTGACAGCATCAACTACTTGATTGATGAGTTAGTAAAGAGCCGTAGGCGAGTAGAGATTATTAACACCATTGGCGAAGCGCTTACTTCTATTGAGAAGCAGCAAGACCACGAAGGCGCTTTGACTGCTATCGAACGCGGTCTTATCCGTTTAGAGGAAGCGGGCTTAACAAAAGCTAATGACCTTGAAATCACAGACGCTGCCAAAAGTGCAAAGCAGGAGTACGAGTTCAGAAAGGCGAACCCTGGATTACTAGGACTAGCAACTGGCTTCCCTACTATGGACGCCGCTACATCTGGTTTACAGCCAGGGCAGTTGATTGTGATTGTTGCACCGCCTAAGACTGGTAAGTCAACCCTCGCATTGCAGATTGCTTTGAACGCGCACCTTGACCACAAGGTTCCTATGTTCATGTCTTTTGAGATGAGCAACGCTGAGCAGAAGAGCCGTTACTACTCTATGCGCGCCCGTATCTCTCACCGCCGTTTGATGACAGGTACGTTGACACCCGATGAAGAAGCGCGTTACTTCAAGCTTGTTAATAGCATTGAGTCCATGGGCGAGAAGTTCTGGTTCGTTGACTCCTCAGGCGGTCAGACAGTAGGGGCGGTTGCTAGCAAGATTCAAAGCAAGAACCCTGACATTGTCTTCATTGATGGTACATACCTGATGATTGACGAGCAGACTGGCGAGTCCAATACCCCACAGGCGATTACCAACATTACCCGTAGCCTCAAGCGTTTAGCACAGAAGATTAATAAGCCTATCGTTATCTCTACACAGGCTTTGACTTGGAAGATGAAGAAGGGGCAAGTCACCGCTGACTCCATCGGTTACTCCTCATCCTTCCACCAAGACGCAGACGTAATCTTTGGTCTTCAACGCGAGGATGAGAACGTAGATGACACTCGTTTACTACGTGTTGTGGCTAGCCGTAACGGCGGTCTCAGCGAAGTGTCACTCATGTGGGATTGGGATACAGGTTACTTCCGCGAGATTAGCGACGAAGACCTATGACCATAGAGGAGATGACTGACACGTTATCTCGTCTAGGCATTGAGACTGTAGATAGCCGTGGGTATGAGATTAACGGGTACTGCTCTGCGCATGAGGAGCGGACTGGTCATATAGACCGCAACCCCTCTTGGTGGATTAATGCTGACTCTGGCGCCTTCATCTGTTTCTCCTGTGGCTGGAAGGGTAACCTTTACTCACTCATCAGCTACATGCAGGACATTGAGATTGGTAAAGTACAAGACTGGTTAGGCTCAGCCACAAGTCTTGTAACTCGCTTTGAGCGTCTAAAGGTTCCTGTTCGCCCTCCTATCGAAGAGGTCACTAGGGTTACCGAGTCTATGCTCAGCGCGTTTACTTCAGTTCCTCCAGAGGCGTTAGAGGTAAGAGGTTTAAGCGCTTCCTCCAGTGAGGAGTATGGGCTTAGGTGGGACGCTCGTAATAAGAACTGGATTATCCCTATCAGAGAGCCCATCACTAACAAGTTGTTAGGCTGGCAAGAGAAGGGTTTTGACCGACGCTACTTTAAGAACGTTCCTGCTGGTATCAAAAAGAGCAACGCCTTGTTTGGCTACGACCAGTACCAAGGTGGAACTATGATTGTCGTTGAGTCTCCGCTTGACGTGATTCGTTTAGCCTCCATCGGTATCAAAGGAGCTGTCGCTGTATTTGGCGCAATGGTCTCAACTGCTCAGGTTAACCTTATCCGAGGCGCTGACAAGATAATCTTTGCTATGGATAACGACGACGCGGGTAAGTCTTCTTCCGCCTCTTTACTTGAAACCTGCAAGGAGATGGGTATAGAGTGCTGGTTCTTCAATTATGGAGACATAGATGTAAAAGACGTTGGCGCTATGAGCAGAGCTGAGGTACTCTCAGGTCTACAAACAGCCCACCATATGTTGAGAGGTGTCAAATGATTCTTGGGTGCTTAGGCTTAGTTACTGGGATGACTCTTATGTGGATATGGCTAACCCAAGGTTCCCCTTATGCTCGTAAAGAAAACCTACGACGTGGTGTTGTGCAGGTGTTATGCACTCATTGTGGGCGTATGAGTTGGGTAAGCCACTCAGAAGTTCGCGTCGATACAAAGTGCATGAAGTGCCGCTAATGATTATCGGACTAACTGGTTACGCACGTTCGGGTAAAGATACAGTCGCTAATATCCTTGTTAAAGACTACGGCTTCACACGTATAGCTTTTGCTGACCCTATTAGAGAACTTCTAGTTGAGGTTGATACCATCCTTGAAAACGGGCATCGCTTGAGCTCAACTCTTGATGAGTACGGATGGGAAGTTGCCAAGGCTAAGCCAGAGGTAAGACGACTATTGCAAGAGCTTGGCGTTGGGGCCCGCAAAATCTTAGGCGATGATGTATGGCTTAATGCTGCCCTGCGTAAGATAAGCGACGGCAAGGACTACGTTATTACAGACGTTCGGTTTACCAATGAAGCAGATACTGTTAAAGGCCTCAATGGTCAACTTTGGCGTATTAAGCGAAGCAACGTAAAGGCTATAAACAGCCATGTATCAGAGAGCGATATGGAAGGCTACTCCGTAGACCAGATACTTACTAACAACGGTACGATTGAGGACCTACGTACTCTAGTCAAACAACGCATGGAGCTTAAGTGACCTTTACAGGAACCCTTTTACCCTACCAACCTGAGGCCGTTGACCGCATGTGCGAGCGCGGAACCATGCTGGTTGCCTATGACCTAGGCTTGGGTAAGACCGTCCTGACCATCGCCGCTATTGAACGGCTCATGGATGAGAACAAAATCAAAGAGCCAGGCCTTATAATTTGTTTATCCTCCCTTAAATACCAGTGGGCTAACCAGATAGAGAAATTTACAGATGGTACTTCTAACGCTTTGGTCATTGATGGAACGCCAAAACAAAGAGCGGCTCAATACGAACAGGCGTTCGATTGGCGAAACTCAGGGGTTGACTACATCATTCTTAACTACGAGCAAGTTGTTAACGACTGGGACAATGTCAAAAAGCTCCCACGAGGATTTGTCGTACTAGACGAAGCCACAGCCATCAAGGCTTTCAAGTCTAAGAGGTCTAAGGCTGTTAAACGTTTAGTTAGTTCCCCTTATCGTTTTGCTCTTACAGGAACTCCTATTGAGAATGGTAAGCCTGAAGAGCTGTACAGCATCATGCAGTTTGTAGATGCCAGCCTTCTAGGACGCTTTGACATCTTTGACTCAGCCTTTATCGTTCGTAACAACTGGGGCGGAGTACAGCACTACAGGAACTTATCTACGCTCAACACCAAGCTTAAAGAAGCCTGTGTGCGTAAAGCGCAAAAGGACCCTGATGTAGCACCTTACCTTCCAGAGACTATCCACAAAGACCCTGTCAAGATTCCATTTGGGCGCAAGGGTTCTAAGTTGTACACACAGATTGTCAATGACCTTCTACTAGAGCTAGAAGAGGCGCAGACCCTCTTTGGAGCCAACTTCAACATCAACGCCCACTACGGCTACGAGAACCAGCGTGGAGGCCCAGAGGACGAGATTCGCGGGCGCATCATGTCTAAGATTGGCGCGCTTAAGATGCTATGCTCACACCCAGA